GGAACTACTCACTCGGCTCCAGCAGGCGGGAATGAAGTCCTGCACGCTGGAAAAGCTGAGTGACGAAGAGCTTCTGGTCATCCACGAAGCTCTCCCGAAAGACCCGCCCGAGGGGACCGGGGCGCCCGCAGGCGGCACCCCCCCCGAGGCGGAAGAAGCGTCCGCGGATGCGGCTGGCGAAGAGTTGGCCGGACTGCGGAAGGTGGTCAGCGAACTGACCAATGGCCTGAAGACCATGAGTGAGACGGTCTCCAATCTGGCCGAGGCCACCAGGCCCGCCATGGAGGAGCAGGCCAGGGAACGGGACACGTTGGTCGCCGAACTGAGCGCCAACGAGCGCGTGCCCTACGAAGAGGCGGAGCTGAAGGGCAAGAGCCTGGTGGAGCTCCAGAAGCTCCAGGCCATGAGCCGAGGCGTCAGCTACATGGGGCGCGGCGGGCCGAGGGCCAGCAACTCCCCGGCGACGCCCGCCTTCGCCGACCCGGTTCCCTACTTCGTGACCCCTGAGTCCGGGAAGGAGAACTGACCGTGAACACCATCACCATCAAGGGTGAGCCGCTTCGCAAGGAGAGCGTCGCGGCGGAAGCCATCACCCCCGGCTATCTGGTAGAGCCCGCCTCGGCGACCACCTGCCAGAAGCACTCCACGGACGGAGGGCCCGCCATCGCGGCCTTTGCCCTCGAAAATGACCTGGTGGGAGACGCCATCTCCGACGCCTACGACTCCGGCGACACCGTGCAGATCGGTTACTTCCGGACGGGCGAAGAGGTCTACGCCTACCTCACCACGAACCAGACCATCGCCGCGGGCGACTACCTGATGAGCGCCGGAACTGGGCTTCTGAAGGAATTCGATCCGTCGGTGGAGACGTCTTCCAGTTCCGCGGACGTGTACCGGAACTGCATCGTCGCCCGGGCCCTCGAAGCCGTGACCACCACGTCCGCCGCAGCCCGAATCAAGGTGGAGGTGCTCTGATGAAGAACGCAGCGAACGTCATCGGATGGGGCGCGGAAGCTCTCCTGGCTCGGAACGCCAGGGGCGTCAAGGCCCTTCGGCCCGTGCTGGCCGACAATGCGGACCCCATGGCCTCCAACGCGACCCTCCGCCACGAAGAGTGGCGCCGGATCGACGAGCGGGTCAATCGCGTGGCGCGTGAGCGCCTGACCGTGCTGGACGACCTGCGGTCCCGTGGACTCGTGGAGCCCGTGAGCATCGGTACCCTCATCAGGACCACCGAGCGCCTGGAGGACTTCGACGCCGCCGATCTGTATTTCGACGGCAACGTTCGGCCCTCGAAGGACAAGCCGAGCTTCCTCAGCCAAAACTCCGCCATCCCCATGATCGGCAAGGGGTTCAGCGTCGGGTTCCGCCAGCTCGCCGCATCCAGGGAGCGCGGTGAGCCCCTGGACACCACCGGTGCGGAGCTGGCATCGCGGAAGGTCCAGGACAAGATCCAGGCCCTGATCGCCAACGGTCTCTCGGCCGGCGGACCGACGGGCGGCGGAATCTGGGGTCTCACCACGGCGACCAACCGCCTGACCGTGGACCTCGACAACAACTGGGACTCCGCCAGCGGAACCCCGGCGGCCGACGTCGAGGAGATGCTTGCCGAGGCCTACGCCTACAACCTCTTCGGGCCCTTCGGCCTGTACGTGCCGAAGAACTACTGGGCCACCGTGCAGGAGGACTATGAGACCTCCGGCGGCGCGGTCATCAACCGGACCGTCATGCAGCGGATTCTGGACTTCGCCGACATCCAGTTTGTTCGGCCCCTGGACGCCCTCTCCGACGACAACGTCGTGATGGTCCAGATGACCAAGGACGTCATCGACTTCAGCGAGGCCCAGTCGATCACCACGATCCAGTGGGAGTCAAACCCGCTGAACACCGAGTTCCTGGTGATGGCCATCGGTGGCCCGCACATCAAGAACATCGAAACCGAAGACGGCGACACCGTCAACGGGATCGTCCACCTCAGGGCGGCGTAGACCTGACGACACAGCAGCCGGAGGACTTAGGCAATGAGCCAGACTGAGGACAACAAAACGTTTTTCCGGAACACCGGAGGGCCGCACCGCCTGAGTGTGGTGCGGCCCGTCTTCCGCCGGGGCGCGTGGACGCAGGATGTCCGCGTCCGGCGAGGGGATATCTGCGACCCCGGGGCCAATACCGTCCGGGCTTTCCCGGACAAGTGGGTGCGGGTGCCCAATGAGGAGGTGCCCCACATGGAGTCCGACATCGACCTGACCCCGTATCACCGCGGTTCGGGCTGGTACGAGGTCAACGGCCAAAAGGTCAAGGGCAGGGACGCTGCCTTGGCCGCGATCATGGGAGGAGGGACTGCCGATGGCGAGAACGACAGTGGCTGCGGTGCAGGCGATCCTGTCGACTGATCTGACTGAAGCTCAGATCTCAGCCTTCATCACCGACGCTTCTCTCTGGGTGGACACCCACCTGGAGGGGGCATGCACGTCCCTGACCGCCACGCTACTTGCGGCCATCGAGAAGTATTTGGCCGCCCACCTCGCGACGGCGCGCGATGCCCGGCTGAGGCAGGCCAAACTCGCCGATGTGAGCGAGACCTATCAGCGGGACGACAAGGTCAGTGAGTACCTCCGGGCTGCCATCGCCCTGGACCCCTGCGGCGTCGTCAGCGCCAAGTTCCTCGATCAGGAGGACCGCAGGCCCGTGCGCTTCCGCGTGGGAGAGGGCTTTGACGACCAACTCGACCTTCCGACGGATTGACGATGAGCGTCGTGATCTCTCGCCTGGCCGATACGGAGACCGTCACCGTGGAGGTGTACGCCGCATACGACGGCCAGGGCAGACCCACCTTCGATTCCGAAGTGGAGATCCTGGCCCACGTCCGCCGCACCGACGCCTACGTGATCGCCAAGGACGGATCCAAGGTCAAGACTCCCCTCACCCTATACGTCCCCCCTGGGCAAGGTCTCACGCCAGGGGAAAAAGACCGAATCACGCTTTCGGATGGCGACGTATTCACCGTCGCCGAGGCCGTGAGTCCCCGCCGAATTGGTGCGTCTCGGTCATCGGGTGTGGATCACACCCGGGCCCGCTGCACCAGGGGAGGATAGGGGGATGAGCAAGAAGACCGTTGAGGCTCGTTTCGATGGACTTCAGGCTACGGCTCGAAAAATCGAGGCCATGGCACGGGCTGGAGGTGACGCCATGGTCTCGGGCCTGAGGGTCATCGGCGAGTCCATCAAGACCGACGTAGGGACTCCGCGCTCCGGCGCTGGTGTTCCGAAGGACGAAGGGACTCTAATGACGTCCCTACGGGTGGAGGGTCCAGACCGGCACGGAGCGGTGGAGCTTACGGCTGGAGGTGCCGCCGCCCCCTATGCCCTCTACCAGCACGAGGTGACCGACCTCCACCACGAACTCGGGGAAGCCCGGTATTGGATTCGCGGCTTGGAGCGCTTCGAAGGCGGCGGCGGCCCGGCTAAGGCGCTGGAGGAGATGCTGGACGCCGCAGTCAAAGCCGGAAAGACGGCGGGCTGACCATGGGCGCCGTGGCCGACGTTCAGAGCTACCTGGAGACCCAGGGCATCATCGGCGGGTCCACGGGGTGGGTGTCCTCCAGGCGGAGACTCCACGACGGAGACGGGTCGCTCGACAAGATCGTCGTTGTCACCGAGGACGGCGGCGGGACCCCTGAATTCAAGGCTTCTTCCGGCCTCGGAGATGCCGCAATCAAACGTCCGGCTGTGCAGGTCATGGTACGCGGGGAGGAGTGGGACAGCGACGCATCACTCGCCAAGGCCCAGGCCATTTTCACCGCACTGCACAGCGTCACGGGCACCATCGGCGCCGGCTCCTATCTCGGAGTCCATGCCCGCACATCAGAACCGATTTTCGCCGGATTCGATGAGAGGGGGAGACCTCTCCACACGATCAGTTTCGTGCTCGTGAAACTCCTTTGAGCACAGTCAACCAAGCGTAGGAGATAAGTCACAATGGCAAGGTTTATCGCACACGGCACGACGGTCGAGTTCGCTTCAGCGACGGTTGGGGGACTCACCGGATTCGGCAGCCCGGACCGAAGCAAGGGCGACGTGGAGGTAACGGACGGAGAAAGCGCGTTCGACCGGGAGTACATCCCCGGTCTGCGGGAGGGCGGGTCCATCACGCTGGAGGGAAGGTACGACCCGGAGGATGAAGGCCAGGAGGCCCTCAACGACAACTACGAGTCGGACCAGGACACGGAGACGGTCTTCATTCAGCTCCCGGCCCGGGCCCATGCCACCATGACGGTGAAGTACCGCTTCGTCGGCTACGTCAATTCCTTCAGTCAGGACCTCCCCCAGGACGCTGACGACGCGGCCACCTTCTCGGCCACGATCAAGGTCGCCGGGCCGGTCGAGAAGATCGAGACGGCCATCTGACCATGAGCTATCCGACCAAGAGGGTGCCGATCAAGCTCGGCGACGGGACGAAGAAGCGGTATCTCCGTTTCGACTTTCCGGCGATCTCCAGGCTGGAAGAGGAGATCGGGGAGCCACTGGAACTCACCCTTCGCAGGGCGACGAGTCTGTCGGCCCGCGCCATCTCCGGCCTCGTGTGGGCGGGACTACTCCACGCAGAGCCGGACCTGACTCGGGAGCAGGTCGTCAAGCTCATCCCCCTGGACAAGGTCAAGGAGGTGCTGGAGGCCGTGCTGAAGGCTGTCAAGGTCGGCACGGGCCAGAAGGTCGACGAAGAGCCCGCCGAGACCGGAGACGAAGGGGAGGGAAAAGGGGAGACCGCCGAGGGGGGCGAGGGCTGACGACCCTTGAGGTTTGGGCGTCGGCTGTCGCTGCCGGCGTCCCAGACCCCCTCTTCTGGCGGTCAACGCCGGTGGAACTTCGGGCCCTGCTAAGGCAGATCGAAAAGCGGAGAGTGTCCGAAGAAAAGGCCGCCGTCCTGAGATCGGGGCTCGTCGCGGCGACCGTCTACAATGTGCACCGGAAAAAGGGATCCAGGGCCGCGAAGCCTACGGATTTCATCAGGCAGGAAGCCCGGGTGCTCAGCCCCGAGGAGATGGAGAGACAGATGGATGCATGGGCTCGCTCGGTGAACAGAAAAAAGGGAGGTAAGGCATGAGCGTCATCGGCTCCGCCACCCTCCGGCTCCTGGGGGATACGGCACAGTTCAAGGCCGAACTCGAGGGCGCGTCGGCCCATTGGGCGAAGGTCGGCGGCCAGATGGAGAAAGCCGGCAAGAAGCTCACCGCCGGGATCACGCTGCCGCTGATCGGAGCGGGTACGGCCATCTCCGCCGTCGGCATGAACTTCGAGACGGAGATGAGCAAGATTGTCGGCCTGGTCGGCATCTCTCAGGATCAGGTGGCCGAGTGGTCTGACCAACTTCTTCGACTCGGACCCGAAGTGGGAAAATCCCCCCGGGAACTGGCCGAGGCGCTGTTCTTTGTCACGTCCGCTGGATTCCGTGGCGCTGAGGCCATCGAGGTGCTCACGATCTCGGCCAAGGCGTCAGCCGCAGGGCTGGGGGAGACGGCCACCATAGCCGACGCCCTCACGAGCGCCATCAACGCCTACGGGATCGAAAACCTCTCGGCATCGTCCGCCGCCAACATCCTCACCGCCGCCGTGCGGGAAGGGAAGCTGGAAGCATCAGCCTTGGCGCCAGTGCTCGGCGAAGTGCTGCCGACCGCCTCTGCCCTGGGTGTGAGCTTCGAAGACGTGGCTGGCACTTTGGCCGTGTTCAGCCGGACCGGTGTTGGCGCAGCCAAAGGGGCGACGACGCTGAACGCCATCTTTGGGAGCCTCCTGAAAACATCGAAGGAAGGGGCCGATGCGCTGGATAGCGTCGGACTGTCCTTGGAGGAACTCAGAAATGAGGCGGCCGGTCCTGGCGGCGTGATCGGCGCCATGCGGACCCTCGACGCAGCCTTCAAGGGCAACGACGAGCAAATCATCCAAGTCATTCCCAGCATCGAAGCCTTCCGGGGCGTGATGAACGCCCTGGCCCAGAACGCCGACACGGTGGACTCGGTGATGGGTGGTGTGGCGAACTCAGCGGGCGCCCTCGGTAACGCCTTCGACGCGGCCGCCGATACCGCACGGTTTAAGCTCGACGCTTCGCTGTCCGAAGTGATGGGGTCACTCGTAAAGCTGTCCGCCACGGTGCTTCCTCCGGTCGTGATGTTGATCTCCATTGTGGCGGATCTTGTGAGCGACCTGGCGGGGGCGTTCTCTGAACTCCCTGGTCCCGTGAGAAGCACGACGGCTGTGGTGATCGGTCTCGTTGCTGCCGTGGGTCCCCTGCTTCTGATTGCCGGGAAACTGATTCAGGCATGGGGGCTCCTAACCGGAGCATTCACATTCCTCGCTCCTGCCATCGGCCTCATTTTTACACCAATCACAATTGCAGTGGCGGCCTTTGCGGCTCTCGTCGTCGCGGGCGTGCTTGTGTATAAAAATTGGGAATTCCTGAAGGCGAAGGCCGTGGAACTATGGGACTGGATCAAGGGTGCATTCTCGCTTGGTGTGGAGTTTGTGGAATTCCTGATTGATGACTTCACCGCCGGGGTCAAGGACCGCTTCGCCTGGCTGACGAACATCCTCGTAGGCCACTCCATCGTGCCGGACATGATGGCCCTCATCGGCAAGGAATTTAAGGGCCTCGACAAGCTCATGGTGGCCCCGGCTGAAGAGGCGACTCGTGCGGTATCGGAAGCGTTCGCCAGCATCACCAACCCGGCAAAGATCAAGGGCATAGACTACAAGGTCTCCATCGACGCCGGGGAGCTGTACGGAGCGGTCATAAAGGCCACCGGAAGCGCCAGCGTGGCCTTCAACGCACTCAGCAACCAGATCGCCCCAACCGCTGCCCTGTTCCTCCTTCTGGACAAGGAAATTCAAGAGGAGACTGCCGCCAGAAAGAGTTACGTGGATGTGGTAAAGGATCTCCAAACGGCGGAAGACGACCTGAACTACGCTCTGGTCTCGGCTACGGAAAGTGCCGCGAGGCTCAGCACCAACCTCTTGGTGACCGGCACCGAGACGATGAAGTACAAGGACTACGTTGAACTGGCGGGAAAACAGGCGAAAATCTTCGGAGACGACCTTCTTCTGGTGGGCAATGAGCAGGTCGTGATCTCTGAAAGAAGTAAGGTGGCTCTGGAACAGCAAAGGGTGGCTCTTCAAGAGTCGGTGGACGCCCTTCGGGTCCAGAGAATCGTCACCGACACGCTCTCCATGGCCACCGACCAGACGGCCTTCAAGTTCGAGAATCTTCAGCGCAGCACGGCGGGGATCATTTCCGACTTCAGCCCGCTCGGGATGCTGGCCACCGTGCTCGGTTCCGCCCTGGAAGCTCTTCAGCCTGCTTTCGATGCCCTCCAGGCTCCGCTGAAGATTCTCGGCGTTATCCTGGCCAGCGCCATCATGCCGATCCTCAAGGCCCTCTTCCCGGTCATCAAGTTCCTGTCCATTGCGGCGAGCTACGTGGTCGAAGGGTTCCTCTGGCTGGCAGGGATCTCCCTGAAGGTGTCCGGCTGGCTCATGAACGCCATCGGGACGTTCGTTCATGGGCTCGGAAAGATCCTCTCGAAGATCCCCTTCATTGGAGGGCTCTTCAAGCCCATGAAGGCGGCCGGTAAGGCCATGATGGACGCCGGCACGGCTCAGATGGATGCGGGAGAGGGCATGCTCGACGCCATCGACGACGTGCGGGCCGGACGGGAGGAGATTCGGGCGCTGGAGTGGCCCGACGAGGCCAACGAGGCGGCCAAGGCTCAGGTATCGGCCACCGAAGGAACGACCTCAGCCGTTGAGGTCACCAACGAGGCCGTGGCCGACGTGGGGAGCCAGCTCGTGGAACTGGCCAATAGCCTGCTGGACGCGACGCTCTCCATCCGTGACCACCTCATCGCCGGAGTGGACTACCTGTCCGCCATCGCGGGCCCGGGGAGCTACGCCGCGTCCACCGCCTCCATGGTGGCCACCAGCGGGCCCATGCTCGCCCTGGAAGGCGGGAGTGGGGGCCCGTCCATCGGGTCCATCTCCTTCGATGTCCAAATCTCCGGATCGGACAACCCGAGAGAGGCCGGCCGGGAGATGGCCGACGGTTTCATGGAGACCATCTCGGGCCGGAGTTACAACAAGACCAGGCGCATGATCACCGGGTCAGGGAAGATCGAAAGGGAGATCTAAATGAGCCCATTTGCACGACCGAACGCGGACGCCCATGTGGGGAATTTCGAGGACCAGGCAGCGGGTACCACGGACATCTACCAGTCCATCGACGAAGATACGCCGTCAGACTCGGATTACATCGTGTCGCCATCGGAGCCGTCGTCTGAGCCCTATGTGTGCGGGCTGTCTACGGTGACCGACCCGGAAGCGGCCACTGGCCACATCGTCAGGTACCGCTACGCCAAGAATGTCACTGGCGGAAATCAGATCGACCTCTCGGTGGAGCTTCGGGAGGGATACGTCTCCGAGGTCTCCCAGGGTACGCTCATCGCCTCGTGGGCGCACACCGACATCAGCGCGACGGCAGTTACGCAGGCCCAGACCCTGTCGGCATCGGAGGCCAATGCGATCACCGACTATGCTGACCTCTTCCTGCGCTTCGTTTTCGACGAGCCGTAACCCATGAGCGTCACCACCGTCAATCCGTTCCTGGATGGGTTCATTGATGCGAGGGCCGCATCGGGCGCATCGTTTTTGGGTCTGCGGAACGCGGCGAGCGGATTCTCGGCCACCGATTCTGTGGCCTATGCGTGGGTGCAGGTCGAAGCCTACACGGTCACGGACAAGTACAAGACCTTCAGCCGGATGGGATGGCTGTTCGATAGCTCTGCCATCGGGACCGATACGCCGACGGCGGGGACGGTCAAGGTCACGGTGCAGGCCGTCGATGAGAAGAGTTGGGGGGATACTCTTTCACTGGTGGGATTCAGTCCGGCGGGAACCGTCAACATTATCACGGATGATTACTCCGCCTTCGGGGGTGTGCTGCTCTCGGACGACCTGATTGATATCGACACCCTCTCCCCCGAGGACGAGATCACCTTCAATCTCAATGCCGCCGGGCTGGCTGCGCTCGACGGCTCGGGGAATACCGGATTCGGCATCCGGATGACGCAGGATCAGGCCGGGGTGGCGATTGGCTGGGGAAGCTCCTACCGCGACAAGGTCACTTTCTACACCCGGCTCGACGCGACGCGGCAGCCCGAACTTTCCGTCACGCATCTCAACACGACCAGGGCGGGCCAGGTATTCTGGGCCGAACTCCAGGTCCCGCTCGATCCGGCTCGCGAGGGTCAGGTGTTCTGGGCATCCATGGAGACGCCGACCCAGGCGGGCGAGGTGGAGCCTGTCATCGCCCTGTTTGATGACCTGCCGGCGGCGGGGGGAAGCCTACTGGCCCGGATCCCTGATTACGTGAGTTGGACCGTCACGCGGGACTCTGGGGGGCGGCATCAGTTGACTCTGGTTGGCCCTCTTTCGAGCCAGTGGACTGACGACCTCTTGCGCGGTCGTGTGATCCATACCGTGCTGCACAACGGAGAGACGTTTGACTGGCGGATCGCCGAGGTCGAGGACGGCGTGGGGCCAGGCAAGCCCCCTGTCGTGGTGGTCACCGGGGACCCGATTGAAATCGACCTCATGGACATCGGGCCCATTCGATCCGTGACGACCGGCGGGCTGACATCATACGCGGTGTCATGGAGTAACCAGACTCCCACGGAGATCATCGACGAGATAGTCCTTCCCGCCCTCACGGCCTACGGGATCACGTGGATCAATCGTGGGACCGTGGAGTCGTCCGCGCTCCTCACGGGGTCGGCGGAGATGGTCACGCCTGCGGAGCTTTTGAGGATCATCGAGGACGCGACAGGTCTCACCTTCCGTCTTCGGCCCTATGGACTGACTGCCTACTATCTGGACCTGGTCGAGAGTCTCGCTCCGAATGCCGACGTCGCAAGGATTCGGAGCGGAGTGAACTTGATGGAGCTTTCCCGGGCCCGGTCCGGGGAAGATCTGGCCACTGTTGTGATCGCCAGGGGCGGGGAGTACGGAGGTGTTCGGGCACCGGTGGGGATTGCGGCTTGGGAGGTCACCGGTATTTACGGGTACGGGTCGCTCTACCTGGTGACGCTCGAAGACACGGAAGGCGGAGACGGGCCCGTGGCCATGGACGGCCAATTCGTCGGCAACGGACTGCCTACCACGAACCCGAAAAGGATACCGACCCACTACCTGCGATTCCCCGGCGGGACCCTGGAGGAAATCCTGGACACGGAGGCTCCGGGGGACTTCATCTTGGGAGACGTTTCCGGCCTATCTGAGGGCGATACGGTCTACATCTCTCCGGATTCTTCAGGGACCCTCCTCACCGAACTGGCTTCGCCTACCGGCATCAATCTCTACGGCAGGGTGGCCCGCTACTTCGATATCGACGATGTCACGGGCCGGTCCAATCTGACAGATAATCCGCTCGGTGATGAGTGGGCCGCAGATCCGTTCTGCATGGCCGGGGTCGTGGACGGCCAGACGTCCACGGTCTACGTGGACCTCAAGGACTGCATTCCCGGCTATGTCATCAGCGCCGGGATGTCCTATGCGGTGTATAGGGCAGGGTGGAACGAGGTATACGTCTTTTCGGTGGTTGTTGGGGACACGGTGGACCAGTACGGGGCGGCGAGCATCGAAGTGTCGTTTCCGCTGAGTCCGCTTTACGACGAACAGGTTCTGGTCTTCTTTCCGCAGGCGTCCTACCTCCCCGACGGATGGACATCGGTCGGAAACGTGGGCGCGATTGTGGCGAAGCGACCGTCCGACCAAGACGAGACACCTCTGTCCTGCACCCTCTCCTGGGTGGCCAACTGGTACATGGGCGGCAAGCTCTCCGGCCTCACCCCCGGGGACCGCATCT